TGATAGATGCACTTTTATCTAGTCAAGGTATGCCTGTTGATAAGTAATACAGGTGTGCGTATAATGCTGGTGATAAGTTTATGTCAAACTGGACATCAGATAAGCTTGTCATGATTTTTGATGACATATCAAATGACAAAGCGCAGTTCGTTGAAAGACCACCGACTCGTGCTATCATAGATGTCATCAACAATCAAATGTACTACGCTCCAAAGGCGGAATTGGAGGCGAAAGGTAAATGTTTTGTTGAGCCTTGGATTGCTGTTGCGACTACGAACAAGAAGAATTTGGATGCTGGTGCATATTCTAATTGTCCGTATTCTATACAACGACGTTTGACTTGTCTTACTGTCGAAGCTAAACCCGAGTTTCAACGCGTTGAAGATGGAGTTTTGTGTGGTATTGATCCTACTAAAGTTCGTGATTATTACACAAAAGATGGAGTTTATTCTCCACCTATGTTTGATGACATTTGGTTCATTACAATTGAACAAGCAGTGAAGCCCAAGAATTTACGCGAAGTTGCAAAGTACAAGCCAATAACATGGCGTGGAAAAGAGATGGTTCGTGTATCCATGTCTGAATGTGTGCAATGGGCTATAGAGGCTTTTGATCAGCATCGTAAAGATCAAGAGGCTCTTTTGACCGGAATGCGTAGGCGTAATGGAAATCTGACACTTTGTGGTGTAGACGATTGTAAACAGTTGAGTGGCAATTGTCCATACCATAAAAATGAAGTTCAATCCGGAGTTGAAGATTTCAGAGATGTGTGTGTGAGCATATGTAACAAAGCTCGCGATGGTGTTGGCACGTGTACGTCCACAGTAAATGAGATGACTGATGAACTCAAGTTAAAGTACAATGAGTGTTCTAATTTTCTAGCCCAATGGCGTTGGGTGGATTTTGTTCCCAAATTCTTTTTCGAAAATCGTTATGTTGTTGGTTTGCTTATGTACATATGTCGTGATCACATTACACGCAAGTTTCGTAGGAACTGTGTGAATTTACTTGTGATCCATGTCTTGTGTTGTTGGCTTTTGTCACGTGTGCATTTTTCAGTTAGTTTTCTTATATGTTTTGTCTCGTTTGTTATGCAATTTATTGCATTGGTGAGGCGTACTAAAGAGAACTTTATTAAAGAATTGTGCAATAGTGATGTTAGCATTTCACATTTAATTCGATCGCATAAAGATAAGTGTGTTAAGCTTCTTTGTTCATTCTCGATCTCTTTGGGTGCATTGTATGCATTCGTTAAGATGTTTCGGAAATTGGGTATTGGTAAGCAAAGTACACAAGGAAGTCTTCAACCTCTGACAAAAGAAGAGATTGATGCGAGAGACAAGAGTGATAACATTTGGTCATCTGTTGAGAAAAGACAATTACCGATAACTGACAAGAGTAAACGCATGGTTAGTGAACATTTGGAGAATGTGATTGCGAAAAATCTCTTGTATGGTACAATACATGGTAAAGAGGCAAATGGGATGCTGAATGGTTTGATGGTTTCTTCGAATGTTATGTTGATGCCGCATCATTATTTTAAACATTTTGGTGCGGAATTACGATGTACATTTCGTAGGAATAAACCAGAAAGTTCAGGAGGCAAATTTGACACTATTATATCACAGGAAAGTTCTGTTCAAATTCCTGGTTCTGATTTATGTGTTTGTTACACACCTAATGGAGGCTCTTTTAAGAACATTTTAGAGTATTTTCCAATTGGTGATTTGTCTTCCACACCATTCATCATGTCATGGAGAAAGAAAAGCGGTGAATTCCTTCATGCT